CTAGGCAGCGCTGGCTTGTTTGGTCAGCAATCCTTTGCAGCAGGTGGTAAGTACATAACCATTACAGAAGGTGAGATAGACGCCATGGCAGCGTATGAAATGAATGGTGGCTTCCCTGCCGTATCCATTCGCTCAGGTGCCAACAGCGCAGTCAAGGACGTTAAGGCCAGCCTTGAGTACCTTGAGACATTTGATAAGGTAGTCATATGCTTTGACTCAGACGAGGCAGGTATCAAGGCTGCGGCTGATGTATTACCGCTGTTTAGCCCCCGTAAGGCTAAGGTATGCACCCTGCCCCTTAAGGACGCTGGCGATATGCTCAAGGCCAACAGGGTACGTGAGTACACTAAATGCTGGTGGGACGCTAAAGCCTACAAGCCTGAGGGTGTCGTAAGCCTAGGTGATTCAGACGTGTGGGATAAGTTCCTTAAGCGAGGTACAGAAGAAGTCACGCCACTACCTGCAAGCTTTGGTAGCCTTAATGCTATGATGAATGGTGGTATCGCAGCAGGTGAGGTGACAGTCATAGGCGCCTTAACGTCCATAGGTAAGACTACTATGGTTTATAACCTAGTGCATGGTATGTACGTAGAGAGTGCTAAGAAGATCGGTTGTGTGTTCCTAGAGGCTGACGTTGGCGAGACAGTAGAGAAGCTACTATCAGTGTACATGGGTACTAACATTGCAGATGTGCCTAATGAGGACAGGGATTACAACCTGTACCATGAGAAGTATGACGAAATGGCAAACAGTGACAAGCTACACATCTTAGATCATCAAGGTGCGTTAGAGGCTGACGAGTTATTTGCTAAGATGCAATACTTGGTTAAAGGCTTAGATTGTGATATAATAATACTAGACCCTCTGCAAGCAGCGGTGACCAGTAATGAGAATGGAACCATTGATGCGTTCATGGACAAGTGCCTAAAGCTTGCCAAGAATACAGGTGTTAGTATTATCATTGTTAGCCACATGCGTAAGCCACATGCTAAGGACGCCCACGATGTAGGTGAGTATGACTTGAAGGGCAGCGGTTCAATCAACCAGATTGCTTTCAATACCATACTTCTGTCACGGGACAAAATGACGGACGATGATTACGCACGTAACTGTACTCAGGTGCAACTAGTTAAGTGTAGACGTACAGGACGTACAGGGGTAGCTGGCTGGCTCTTTTATGAGAACCATAGCAGTCGCTTGGTAGCTACTCAGGCACCTGAGACTAAGGCAGCTAATGCACATGACGATTTTTAACCATGATAACCGCAGCAGTGTTATGTATGGCCCTTAACATCTACCATGAGGCTAGAGGGGAACCATTAGCAGGTCAGATAGGTGTGGCACATAGCGTGTTAAATCGTATGGCTGACAGTAGGTATCCCGATACAGCTTGTGAGGTTATAAAGCAAGCTAAGTATCATGGGTGGGACATGATTAACCCTATTAGATACCAGTGCCAGTACAGTTGGTTCTGTGATGGTTTGTCTGACAAGCCCCAAAATGGTAAAGCAATGCTGGAAGCTACTATCTTAGCACAGCACGTATTAGCTGGTAAGTCTATTGACATTACCGAAGGTGCTACGCATTACCATGCAGACTATGTACACCCGTACTGGGCAGATGAAATGACTACCACAGTTAAGTTGGGGTCACATATTTACTATAGGTAACCTATGACTAGATTAATATTCGATATAGAGACTAATGGCCTAGCGCCTACAAAGGTATGGTGCATTATCACTAAGGATATTGACACTGGCGTCATAAGCTCATACGTAGAGGGCCANTGGCCTACATTTAATATAGCAATAGCACAAGCACAGGAGGTGATAGGGCATAACATTATAGGTTATGACATACCAGCNTGTGAGAAGTTACTAGGCACTGACTTTAGCGCCTGTAAGATNACAGACACATTAGTCATGTCAAGACTAGCTGACCCACAGCGCGAGGCACACAGCCTAGGACACTGGGGCGAGAAGCTTGGATACCCTAAGGGTGACTATAGTGATTGGACTCACTACACGCACGATATGCTCCTTTACTGTGAGCAGGACGTAAANGTNAANNANNAGGTGTACAAAGCTTTACTTAAAGAGCTAGAGGACTTTAAGCCTGATAGCCTTGAGTTAGAGCATGACGTACAACGCATCATACAGAAGCAAATTAGAAACGGCTGGCTTTTGGATTCGCCAAAGGCTAGGGATTTAGTAGCGGAATTACAGGAGAAGTCATATGAACTTGAAGAGATTGTGCAGAAAGTGTTTTTACCTTTGCCGACCTTTTACAAAGCCATTGTACCTAAAGTTAAAAAAGATGGGAGTTACAGTATCGTTGGACTCAAGTTCCTCGGTGAAAGATGGGAAGAAGTAGGTGGCCCTTTTAGTCGTATTGATTGGCCTGTTTTTAACCTTGCTTCACGGCAACAGATAGGGCGCTACCTCAAGCACTTTGGATGGAAGCCTAAGGCCTTTACAGAGACAGGCCACCCTATCGTGTCTGAGGACATACTTAAGAATGTCAAAGGCATACCTGAGGCTGAGTTGATTGCCTCCTACCTGTTAGTAGGTAAGCGCATAGCTCAGGTACGTAGTTGGCTTGAGGCTGCTAATGAGGACACAGGGCGGGTACATGGTTACGTTAATACTAATGGTGCTGTGACAGGGCGTATGACCCACAGCAAGCCTAATTTAGCGCAGGTGCCTAGCTCTAGTAGCCTTTACGGGCCTGAGTGTCGCTCATGTTGGATAGTACCTAAAGGTTATAAGCTCGTTGGTATAGACGCCTCTGGCTTAGAATTGAGAATGCTTGCCCACTTCATGGATGATGCAGACTATACTAACACTATACTCACAGGAGACATACACACAGCTAACCAACTAGCGGCAGGGCTTAGGACACGTTCCGAGGCCAAGGTTTTTGTGTACGCTTATTTATATGGCGCAGGTGACGAGAAGATAGGCTCTATTGTAGGAGGTGGTAGGGCACAAGGCAAGAAGCTAAAAGCTCAGTTCCTCAAGGCTACACCAGCACTTGCAAAGCTTAAGGAAAATGTTGCACAGTCAGCAGCTAAGGGCTACATAACAGGCTTAGATGGACGTAAAGTGTTTATCAGGTCAGAACATGCAGCACTTAATTCGTGTTTACAGTCAGCAGGTAGTTTAATTATGAAACAAGCCTTGATTATTCTTGACAGATATGCTATACTATGGGGTATAGATTATAAGTTTGTTGGTAATATCCATGACGAGTTTCAAGTAGAGGTACGTGAAGATCAAGCATCTAAGTTTGGTGCATTAGCAGCCAGTTGTATAGAGGCTGCTGGTATTCACTTCAAGCTCAGGTGTCCCTTAGCAGGGGAATTTAAAGTAGGCAATAGTTGGGCCGATACTCACTAGGACAGACTTATGAAACGCAAAGGTAAAGTGCAGGAATATAACTACGAGTACAGAAGAAACAAACTACTAGAGGTTTTTGAACTTAAAGGTGGTAAGTGTGAGCATTGTGACTTACGTGACCTAAAGCACATTGAGATTTATGACTATCACCACATAGACCCTTCACAGAAAGAGTTTAACGTGGGAGGATATGTATTAAAACCAATGGAGCAGGTGTTAAAAGAAGCTAAAAAGTGTTTACTCTTGTGTGCTAACTGCCATCGTATTGAACACGCCAGACTGAGTAGAGTAAGTAGAGCTAAAGAAACAAAAAGACTGAAAGAAGAGAATAAGCAGATGTCTTTACTTTAAAATTAAAAGAGGTAACGTATGAACATAAAGAATAGTAAAGGCAAGCCCTTTGACAAATGCTTTATTGATGCTGATTCTATCATCTATCGCATAGCTCTTAAGACTGATATAGACTTAAGAAAAGCCAAAGAATACTATGATTATGCCATAGAAGACATTGAATGGAAGACTTGCAGTACAGAGACTAAGGTTGCTTTAAAAGGCACTGGTAACTTCCGTTATGGTATAGCGGAGGATTACAAAGGCCAGCGTAAGCTTAAAGAGCAAGAGGAAGACCCTAATCCTGAGGTAACAGAGAGGCGCAAGGAACTCAACGAGTATGCTTATAGCCTAGGGCATTTCAAGTCTGATAACTGTGAGGCTGATGATGTAGTATCCATATGGGCGCAAGAAGCCTTAGATGCTAAGGAGCACTTTGTTATTGCACACATAGACAAAGACATTGACATGGTAGAAGGTTGGCATTACAACTTCACCAAAGAGACTTTGTACTACATATGTAAAGACCAAGGCTACCGCAAGATGTGCCTACAGATGCTCACAGGAGACTCTACGGACAACATACAAGGCCTCGTAGGTATCGGGCCTAAGAAAGCTGAGAAGCTTCTGGCTGACGTACCTACGGCTGGTATGCTAGCTAAGGTACAAGAGGCGTGGCAAGAGGCTCACCCTGAGGATTGGCATGATAGGCTAGAGGTGTGTTGGAACCTATTGTACATGAGGCGTGATTGGGGCGGCTTTAGGCGCTTAACCATAGAGGATACTTTAAATGTCTAGTAAAGGTCACTGGTTCCCTTGCGGGAACATAAACATGAAAGGACGTAAGACACAGAAAGCTGCTTGTGGGTGCTGTAGTGAAATACAGAACCAAAAAGACAAGCTCCTTAGAAAAATACATAGAAAAGAAGCTAAGGAGACTTATGACTAAGTTTAGATCAGGCCTTGAAAGTGCCTTTAGTGACGCTGTTGGCCCTACGGGATTCCAGTATGAACCCTACAGGTTACCTTACACGATACATAAGAAGTACGTACCAGACTTCATATGTGAGCGTACAGGGGCTATGATAGAGTGCAAGGGCTTCTTTAGAGTAGGTGACACACAGAAGTACAAAGCTATCAGGGACGAGATTGATAGACCATTGATATTTGTATTTTCTGATTCACGTAAGCGCCTTAGGAAAGGCTCTAAGATGAACCTAGGTGAGTGGTGTGACAAAGAAGGTCTGGCACACTTCACCATGAAATCTATTGATAAGTTACTGGAGCATTTAAAATGTCTAGCACCTTTGAAGAAGTAAAAGAACAGATATTAAATAAGTATGACGTTGACTTCTTGTGTGAGCTGTTAGGCATTACAAGCGAGTCTTTAGTTGATCGTTACGAAGACTTGGTAATGAAAAACTTAGATATGTTTACTGAGGAGGATGAAGATAATGAATAAAATTATAGATTGGCCTAAGTATAATTTTATAGATGATTTTGGAGATATGGAGGCAATAATGAGCGAAGAAGAACCTAAAGCACTTGAGACTCAAGTAGGTGGGAGTCACTACCAGAACATGAAGATTCAGCCTATAGAGTTCATACAAGCTAANAGGTTATTCTTCTGTGAAGGTAACGTAGTTAAGTATGTCGTTAGGTGGCGTACTAAGAATGGGCTTGAGGACTTGAAGAAAGCAAGGCATTACCTTGACCTTCTGATTGAAGAGAACACCCCTGTTGCTACAGAACAGGAGACTGCTCTAGCACCTAGGCACACCAATGAACCAATAGACGGGAATAAATAATGTCACAGTTAGCTAAGATGATTACAGCACATGAGGGTGTAGAGACACACGCTTACAAATGCACAGCCAATAAGACTACTATAGGCGTAGGGCGTAACATAGACCCTAATGGAGGCATAGGCTTAAATCAACGGGAGATAGCCTACTTACTAGCTAATGACATTGAGCGTGTAGAGGATGAACTATCAATAGCATTCCCTTGGACTATTGACTTGATCATGCACTCTCCTGCTCGTTATGACGCCTTGGTGGACATTTGCTTTAACCTAGGTATGCCTAGGCTACGTAAGTTTGAAAAGGCTCTACAGGCCTCCTATAACCANAAGTGGGACGAGGCAGCAGACGAGTTCATGGACAGTCGATGGGCCAAGCAGGTAGGTGCTAGGGCAGTTGAAATAACTGAAATGATTCGTACAGGTGAATANCAGAAGGAATACTAAATGAAAGGTCAAGTGCGAGGGTTAGCGTTAGANCTACTAAGGCAGGATTGTGTAGACAGTTTAGATAAGGCTCAGGCTTTATATGATCTAGGTTCAGCGAGTAAGACTTATACGGAAGCAGAGCGTAATGCTATTAGTTCTTGTAAGATTTATGACGAAGCATTACATGGGAGCACTAAGAATGATCATTAAGTTTTACACAGAGGGTTGTCAGCCTTGCAAAGCAGTCAGTACAGTGCTTAACCATGAAGAGGTTGACTACGAAGAGATTGACATTGGAAAAGANATTGATGCCGCAATCCACTACAAAGTACGTAGTGTACCTACAGTTATCAATACTGAAACTGGAGCCACCCTAGTTGGATTTAAAGGGATAAGAGAAACAACGGAGTGGATAAATGAGCATTGTAATTGATTATAAGCGTAACAAGTTACTGTCGGAACAGGCCTATACGCTCCTTAAGGACTACTACTGTCGTGAGGGGGAAGACCCTCAAGATGCCTATGCACGTGCTGCTACGGCATTCAGTAAGCATGACTACGAACTAGCACAACGCATCTATGACTACGCCAGCAAGGGCTGGTTTATGTTCAGTTCCCCTATATTAAGCAATGCCCCTAAGGAGGGGGAAAAGATAAATGGATTACCTATTAGCTGTTTCCTCAGTTACGTGCCTGATAGCCTTGATGGTCTTATCGGACACTCGACAGAACTACGATGGCTTAGTGTTAAAGGTGGTGGAGTGGGCGGCCATTGGAGCGACATTCGTAGCGTTAGTGATGTGGCTCCTTCACCAATACCTTTCTTAAAAACAGTAGACAGTGACATGACAGCCTACAGGCAGGGCAAGACTCGTAAGGGTTCTTATGCAGCCTACATGGACATTAGTCACCCAGACATCATTGAGTTTATTAACATTCGTGTGCCTACAGGAGGTGACCCGAATCGTAAGGCTTTTAACTTACACAATGCAGTGAACATTACTGACCGATTCATGGATGCTGTAGTGGCTGGTGACCCTTGGCCTTTAGTAGACCCTAATGACAAGACAGTACGTGACTTACTACCAGCACGTGAGCTATGGGAGCGTTTAATTGAGACACGCTTTAGGACGGGTGAGCCTTACTTAAACTTTATTGATGAAGCTAACCGACACTTGCCACCATCTATGAAGGAGAAGGGGCTTGAGATACATGGGTCTAACCTGTGTAACGAGATTCACTTACCTACGTCAGATGAACGTACAGCAGTTTGTTGTTTGTCAAGTGTTAACTTAGAGTATTATCAAGAGTGGAAAGACACCACTATGGTAGCTGACTT